CTTTAAGATGAACTCAAAGTCAGATCTAGAATTATTCTTTAAGGAGAATAGTTATGACGACAAGACTATAAAAGAATTACTCAAGGATTACGCTAAGGGAAAATAACCTTGTTGGCAAAGAAGAAAACTATGGACCAGTCTTATCAATGTAGGTTCTGCGGATCAAAGTTTCATAAAGAAAGCACATTAACTACCCATATGTGTGTTAAGAAGAGGCGTCATGCTGATGCAAATTTAGCTGGAACTAGGTTTGGTTTTAGAACCTTCCAAAAGTTCTATGAAATAACAATGAATAGTAAGAAACCTAAGACGAGTCAAGAATTTATTGATAGTCCGTATTACATTGATTTTGTAAAATTTGGTAATCATCTGGCCACACTTAAACCTATCTATCCAGATCAGTTTATTGAATTCGTTATAATGAATAGTGTGAAGCTAAAAGATTGGACAAAAGATTTCGTCTACGATACCTATATAGATGACTTAGTTAAGAAAGAACCTGCGGCCACAGCGACAGATAGAACCATAACATGTATTATGGAGTGGTGCGAGAAAAACTATATACCCTTCAGCGATTTCTTCTTTAGTATCTCGGCAAACGAAGCCGCCTACATGATTAGGACTGGTCGCATCAGTCCCTGGGTATTATATTTGTGTGTATCGGGAGATAATCTAATAGGCAGATTTACAGAAGATCATAATCCGATGATTGGATCTATCATTGATGCTGGATTCTGGATGAAGAAATTTAAAAAGTCTGACGACGATGTTAATTATATTAAGAATCTATTGGAGCAAGCCGGCATATGAATGTAATCGATCTCAAAGAGTGGGATGTATCATATGGTGATTTAGTCTCTTGGGCAAACGAAACTAATGCCGATATTTATGCTATAATACACCACGGTGGTAATGGTGCAAGTGCTATGTATGGATTCGAACACGATGAAGACCTATTGGCATTCAAATTAAAATTCTCATATGAAAAAAGTAACAACTGACGTTGATATTGATTGTTTTAATCGAGATGATATCTTAAAGGGTATCGAATGTATCTTTGGCCGAATTGATCGTGCTAATGACAAATACGATAAACATAACACTGGTGTATACTTTCAAAATATTCCACGTGATCCAACTACAAATATTTCTACATTGGATCACAGAATTGCAAATGAATACGGATATTTTAAGATTGACTTTCTTAATGTTAACATGTATGAGAGAGTTAGGGACGAAGCGCATCTATTAGAATTAATTGATAGAGAACCTCCCTGGGACTTCTTTGAATTTGAAGAGATTACCGATCAATTATTCCATCTTAAGGGATATAGTCATTTATTGAAACACTATAAACCAAAGAGTGTAGAAGACATTGCTATGATGCTTGCAATAATGAGACCAGCAAAAGCACATCTACAGAAAGAATCTTGGGATAAGATTAGACGTGAAGTATGGATAAAAAATGCAGGTGAGGAAAAGTATCAGTTCAAACGCGCCCACGGTATTTCCTATGCCTTAGCAATTGTCGTGGACTTGAATTTACTGATAGAGAAAATGGCTAAGGATTAATCCGCTCTTCTTATAAGTTGAATTTGGCGCTTCTTAATGCGCTTCTTCATAATATTATTTAGACTTGTTACCGAGCCAAATAATATTTCTACGTCTTTATTTACAATTGTTCTCATGCAATATCGAAACGGGGTCATCTGACCTTGCAGGAAAATATTGATAGGAAGCAAACGATTGCTCTCCCACCACCAGATCTCACCATGTTCGAGAAATTGTATCTTCTCTTCGGGAGAACGGATAGATTCATAATCGTAGAAACTAATAATTTTATCATCAGAATTTTGGATAATTCCGATGAATTCATGATTAGCACACCTAATACCGGTAAGAAAGGGGAATTTTTCTTTGATTTCTTCTAAGTTTATCATACGAACTTATTTATATACTTTTAACGGAACAGAAACTTTTTTTGAAGCCCTGCGTGATAAATATACAAAAGGCAGGGATAAATGGATATTAGTTTTCACAAAATGTACCTCTACGATCACGTTTGGGAATTATTAGCCCTCGGCGATACCTTTTGCCCATGTAAGGATAACGGCCCGATGAATAATGTTATTGCAATGAAAGCACATAAGGGAATAGATAATCGTCTAATCTTTAGAGTATTAACTCCGGATAGAGTTCCGTTCGATATTGCTTGTGATCAACAGGTTTATGCCCGTATTATTGATCCAACCAATCGTATGGTCGTATTAGAAAAATTATGCCGCTTAGGCCCAGCTAAGGGAATTATTACACTTGAACTTGATTCGGGCGACTTAGCATTGATAAATGCAGGACTATTTGAGATTGTTCTAATTAGAACTCAGGAATTTGTCTCTAATATTCCTGGTTATTATGTCGAGAAGCCATTATATAGTGACTTGAATGATAATGTATCTTTAGAGATTGAAATCACAGAACAAGCATTCAAGTCACCATTGCCAAGTGTTACTATTCTTCCAGAAGATTGGACACCGGATATTATTATTCCAACCTTTGGCCCACCGACACCATGCTTTTATACATCAAGAATTGCTGGTGCCAGATTACTGAATCATATCGACTCGGTTCATTCATTCTCAACATATACAACAAATGCCACAGGTATCTTGGAAGTATTTGGCACACTTGAAGAAACCCCCGAACCATATCTAAATGATAGACGCTGGTGTAAAATCTATCCATCGACGATGTCGCAAGATATTGAATTCATTGGATATACAGGCACGTCAGCATGGACATTCTCGGCTAATTTTATGTGGCTCAAGTTTAGATATACTCCAAGTCTTGCAGTTTTAGATCCTGGTATCTTACGGAAGCTTATAGTTCGAACTTGATTTTCATAAGAATATCTGCTACAATGTAGTATGATCATAGATGTCCTCAAAGAGGCAATACAATCCAATATAGGTTCCTTAAAACAAGCCCCGAAGGGTTGGTATAAGCGTAACTGTATGCTCTGCCACACCCAGGGCCACGGACACGACACTCGTTTCCGATTCGGTATACAATTCAACCCACAATCTATAGCAATGAATTGCTTCAATTGTGGTTTCAGTGCGTCTTATACAGAGGGAGAAGAACTATCCAGATCTATGAAATTCTTCTTGAAACAGATACATCTTGATGAGAAATTTATCAAAAAAGTTGAATTTGAAATATTTAAACACAAGAATCAGATTAAGACCTTACATGATGGTGATGTAGAAGAGATAGATACCGAAAGTAAATTCAAGGCATTGTTTCAGAAATGGAAGCAAATTGAATTACCTAAAGATTCTATGCCGATAACGGATTGGTTAGAAGCAGGATTAGATGATTCTAATTTTCTACGTGTGGTTGATTATGCATTATCAAGACACATCTACAATTTACACGAATTCTATTGGTCACCCGAGCATACACATAATCTACATCAACGATTGATGATCCCTTATTTTTATAAAGGAAAAATAGTCGGATTTACGTCTAGATTGTGCTACGATACACCTGATAAATCTATACCCAAATACTTTCAGCAATGTCCGATGGACTTTGTCTATAATCTAGACAACCAACAAGGGTGGTCGCGTAAATATGTCCTTGCCAACGAAGGTGTGTTAGATGCCTGGACAGTTGACGGCATAAGTATATTAGGTGAGATAGGACAGGCAAAGGTCGATATTATCAATCGTTTGCAGAAACAGGTAATCGTTTGCCCAGATAGAGATAAGAAGGGTTGGGACCTGGTCGAAGTTGCAATCGAAAATAACTGGGCGGTAGCCTTCCCTAAATGGGATATGAGCATCAAGGATGCAACAAAAGCGGCAGAAATTTATGGTAGGTTATTAACCACTCACTCTATTATTTCTACGGCGGTATCTGGAAAGGAAAAGATACAATTAACATGGGATATTGAACAGAATGCAAGAGAACGAAAGCTCAAGCGAAATTACCAATTATAGCAAAGAACTAGAAGACTTGTTTATCAGTTTCATGATGAGCAAGCCCGATTTATTTGTTCGTTGTAAAGGTATTCTAAAATCGCAATACTTTGATAATCAACAGAATAGAGATACCATCGCATTCATTGAAGGCTATAGCACTGATTTTGCAAGTATACCATCCTTACAACAAATTAAGGCAATTACAAATAAAGATATAGACATAATGGAGGTCGAGGCTGCAAAGCATGATCTCTGGTTTCTGCGTGAATTTGAAAAATTCTGCCAACACAAGGCTTTACGTGATGCAATTTTGGAATCTCCAGAAAAATTAGATGATGGTAGATATGGAGAAGTATTGGCGGCAGTAAAATCTGCTGTAGAAATTGCATTGGTTAAGGATCTTGGAACAGACTATTATGCGAATCCTAAAGAACGTCTTGAAGCAATTCGTGAAGGTAAGGGACAGATATCAACAGGTTGGAAGACAGTAGACGAAAAGCTCTATGGTGGATTCAATAAGGGCGAAATTACAATTTTCGCAGGACAATCTGGTAGCGGTAAGAGTTTGTTCCTACAGAATCTTGCGGTTAATTGGGCAGAGGCAGGATTAAATGTTGTCTATCTATCATTAGAACTTAGTGAAAAGTTATCTTGTATGCGTATTGATGCAATGCATACAGGATTCGAAACACGAGAAGTAATGCGGAACATTGATAATGTTCACATGAAGGTGCGTGCATCACAACAAAAGAGTCACGGAAGTTTACGTGTTAAACAACTTCCCAATGGTTGCACATCAAACGATGTCCGTGCATATATTAAAGAATATGAAATACAGACCGGCATTAAGGTTGATGCAATTTTAGTTGACTATTTGGATCTGATGATGCCAATGTCGAAGAAGATTAGTGCTGAAAACTTATTTGTTAAGGACAAATACATCACTGAAGAACTTCGTAACTTAGCAGTTGAATTAGATATTGTATGTGTATCAGCATCGCAGTTAAATCGTGGTTCCTATGATGAAGTTAATTTTGACCCAAGTCACATTGCTGGCGGTATTTCCAAAGTCAATACAGCAGATAATGTAATCGGTATTTCAACAAGTGCTTCAATGAAAGAAGCCGGTCGTTACCAAGTTCAGTTCATGAAGACACGTTCTAGTTCTGGTGTTGGCTCAAGAGTAGACTTAGCATTCAATAATAAGAGTTTAAGAATTTCCGATCTCGAGGAGGGTGATGATAATGCTGTCACTGCCACTAGCAAGGATATCTATGAACAATTGAAGAAACGAAGTGTCATTAGGACAGGTGAAAAACTTGATACGGAATCGGGTGAAATATTAAAGATTAC